ACTTGTCAGAGCTTGCGGTAGAGACGCAAATGCACGTTGCTCGTGTAAACGAGTTGCGCCAAGAAATAGGTCGATTACAGATGCAGGTTAGTGAGCGCGAAGTTTTACTACAAGCCTATACCAAAGCTATTGTTGAATCGGTTCAGCCTGTCGAAGAAGTTGAAGGTGAGGTTGTAAACTAATGGAATTAATTGAAATCGTAACGACTCTGACTACGTTGTCGGTAATAGCCAGTGCCATTTGTGCTGCTACACCTACACCCAAAGACGATGCTTTCTTCGCCAAATGGATATACCCCGTAGTTGAAGCTCTGGCTTTAAACATCGGTAAGGCCAAGGAATAATGTCGGCACAGCGACCTACGGTAAAAGATGCTCTCGCTGAGATTAGCGCACACGAAAGAGAATGCGCGATCCGATATGAAAACATTGAAAAGCGTCTGGAGTCTGGGTCTAAGAGGTTCGACAGAATCGAACACCTAATCTACGGTATATACATTCTTGTTTTAGGGTCGGTGTTAGTGCCGATATTACTATCTATGAGGTAGAAATTAGTGCCGATATTACTATCTATGAGGTAGAAAATGATTGCTGAAATCTCCGCGATAGTTGCTGGGGTCAATATGGCCTCAAATGCAATCAAACAAGTAGCAGGAACAGCGGACGATTTAAGCACCATAGGAACCTTTCTCGGCAAGCTCGGCGGCGCAGAGGTAGAATTAGCCAGAGCGCAGAATACAGGCAAGTTATCTGAAGCTGATGCCATTAAAGCTGCGCTGGCTAGAAAGCAGATTGCAGATACTATGCAAGAGGTGAAAGATATATTCACCATCAGCGGTAACGGACACTTGTATCAGCAGTGTATGCAAGAGATGGCAAACGCTAGAAAAGCCAAACAAGATGAGTTGGCTAGGGCAATAGTTGCAAAACGAAAGTTTAGGGCACAAATGACACAGTACGCTCTGGTCTTTATGGTCGTTCTAGTACTGGTTCCAGCAACTGTTGGCGGCTTATTAGCGTGGCTAACCAACCGATGATTATGGCGTTTTTACTTATAGTCATAATCGACGGGGAACCTTTAAAGGAAGAGTTCTACTTTCGAGATGTGACCCGCTGCAATCAGTTTGCGTACTACGTTGAATCTGGTGCAGTTACGATAGACAAGCGAAGGCGTAATCAGAACAACATTAGTGCTTACTGTATCCCTAAAAAGATACGGTCTAACATGAAGACTTGGGATTAAACAATGGCTAAACAAATATCATCAATAAGCCGCGTAGGTACTACAGAACCGTTTGAACTACAAGTAAAGCGCAGTCAAGTCGGATGGCATTACGCAATCTTTAAGTTTGGCTTTAACCCAGATATTGATGACAGCTTAGAAACCGTATGGGCCGAAGGCGGACTGTATGGCTACATCGAAACTGCAACGGTGCTCAAGGTATCTAGTTCTTCTGCAAACGATACGTCCGCAGGAACTGGTGCGCGTACCGTTACCTTGTCTGGGCTAGATGCGGATTACGCGGAAATAAGCGAAACGGTAACACTGAACGGGCAAACCCCTGTCAACACAGCCAAAACGTACATCCGCATCAACCGTATGGTGGTTAATACCGCTGGATCTGGTGGGCAGAATGCAGGTGTTATCTACGCGGGCGATGGCACTGTGACATCTGGTGTTCCTGCCGACAAGTACGCAACGATTGCTATCGGTGACAACCAAACGCTTATGGCATTGTGGACAGTCCCAGCAGACCATACAGCCTACCTATTTCAAAAAGATATTACTGCCGCTACAGCACAAAACAACAAATACGCCAACGTCCACTTGGTGGCGCGACCTTTTGGCGAAGTATTTCAAACTAAAGATAAGCACGTTATTGATAATGGCGTGATACATCAGACTTACAGCATTCCTCTGAAGTTTGAAGAAAAAACAGATATAGAAGTTCGCTGTATCGGGGATTCTGCGGGTGCCGACATATCCGTGTCTGCTGGTCTTGATATCATCTACATCCGAAACGGTGATTCTTTATGAGTATCGTCGCATCATTAGTAGGGCCGGTTACAGGGCTACTTGATAAGTTCATTGAAGACAAAGACCAGAAAAACGAATTGGCGCATGAAATTGCAACATTGGCGCAGAAAGAAGCGCACAAAAATGCAGCTTTGCAGCTAGACGTAAACAAGACCGAAGCTGCACATAAGTCGTTATTTGTTGCTGGCTGGAGGCCGAGCATTGGTTGGGTGTGTTCGCTGGGCTTACTCTACAACACCATTATTGCCAACATACTAGGCATCTGGGTAGACCTCCCCGAAATAGATACAACCCTGCTTGTTCCGGTTATGATGGGAATGTTAGGTTTGGGCGCAATGAGAAGCTACGAGAAGGTCAATTCTGTAGCTAGGGAGAAGTAATGAGCGATTTAATAAGTATGCTTAAACGCCACGAAGGTGTGCGGTCTAAGGTTTATATGTGCTCGGCTGGGTATGAAACAATCGCGGTAGGCAGAAACATTAGCGAGTCTGGTCTTGGTTTGTCTGATGATGAGATTGACTACCTGCTAAACAACGACATCAAGCGCGTGCGAGAAGAGTTAACGGATTCATACTTTTGGTTCCCCGCAATGAACGAGGCACGACAAGATGCCTTAATTGATATTTCGTTTAATCTGGGCCAGACTCGACTACGTGGTTTTGTTAAAGCCTTAGAGGCTATGTCCCGTGAACAGTTTGACGTTGCCGCTGACGAATTCATGGACAGTAAGTGGAGCCAACAAGTAGGCAACCGTGCCATAGAGGTGACTGAGATGATTCGCACAGGTGAATACCGCTAATGCCGCTCCAGAAGCTGTTATTTAAACCCGGAGTAAACCGTGAGACTACTCGGTACGCTGCCGAAGAGGGTTGGTATGACTGCGATAAAGTCAGGTTTCGTGGTGGGCTACCCGAAAAAATAGGTGGGTGGCAGCCGCTGTCTAGTTACACGTTTCTTGGTTTGTGTAGGTCTTTACACAGTTGGGTCACGCTGTCTAATCAAAAGTTGTTAGGTGTAGGCACGAACCTCAAGTTCTACTTAGAGAAAGGTGGGTTGTACTACGATATAACCCCAGAACGCACCCCCGCAGGTGTATCTCTGACCGACCCGTTTGCTACTACCAGTGGGTCTACTACGGTTACTGTAACCGATGCTAATGGTGGGTATATTAACGGTGATTTCGTTACATTTAGCGGAGCATCTGCTGTAGGTGGGCTAACCTTAAACGGTGAGTTCCAGATAACTTATCTTACAGGTAGTACTTACACCATAGAATCTGCTACAGCCGCTAGTTCCTCTGCTACAGGTGGTGGTTCGGTAACAGCCATATACCAGATAAATGTCGGCCCAGAAATAGAAGTTCCGCTAGTAGGTTGGGGTGCAGGTGGGTGGGATCAAGGCACTTGGGGTAACGGAATAGAAACAGCTACAGATTCTTTACGTTTATGGAGCCAATCTAATTTTGGTGAAGATCTTGTATTTGGCCCTCGCAACGGCGCGGTTTACTACTGGGATGCTTCCAACGCAGACGGGCTTAATGGGCGTGCGGTAGAACTATCTACACTTGCTGGCGCGTCTAATACACCCACAGTACAAAATTTTATTCTTGTATCAGATATAAGTCAGTTCGTTTTCTGTTTTGGTGCCAATACAATCGGCAGTGCTGTACAAGACCCTCTACTTATTAGATGGTCAGACCAAGCAAACGCGGCTCAGTGGACTCCCGGCGCGGCTAACCAAGCAGGTGATATAAAGCTGTCCAAAGGCTCTCAGATAGTAACTGCTCTACAGTCTCGCCAAGAAGTTTTGGTATGGACTGACGCTGCCATGTACGCGCTACAGTATCTAGGTGGCGCTTTAGTTTGGGGTTCTCAGTTACTTGGTGAAAACATATCTATTGCCTCTCAGAACTCAGCCGCTTACTCAGATGGTATAGCTTACTGGATGGGCCGTGATTCTTTCTACATGTACGATGGTAGGGTTAAGAACTTACGCTGTGACTTAAAACGCTATATATTCAACGATTTTAACTTTGACCAAATAGATCAAGTATTTGCAGGTACTAACGAGGGGTTTGACGAGATCTGGTGGTTCTACTGTTCAGCTAACTCTACCGCCATAGATAAGTATGTAATCTATAACCACGTACTAGATGTATGGTACGACGGTACATTAGCACGCAGTGCTTGGCTAGATTCCGGTACTCGTGCGAACCCTGTTGCTGCTACATACAGTAATAACTTAGTTATGCACGAAGACGGTGTAGACGACAATGTAACCGGCACTAACACTGCTATATCGTCGTACATAACGTCAGCACAGTTTGACATACAGGATGGGAACAGCTTCTCGTTTATACGTCGAATACTGCCAGACGTTACATTTGACGGATCTACTGCGGACAGTCCTAGCGTAACTATGGAGCTATTGCCGCTACAGTCGTCTGGGTCTGGGTATAATTCTCCGCTCTCTGAAGGTGGGTCTAACAGCGCCGCAGTCACACGCAGTGCCATAGTTCCTGTTGAGGCGTTTACAGATCAGGTCTACACCAGAGTACGTGGTAGGCAGTTATCTATAAAGCTAGAGTCTGAGGATGTGGGAGTTACTTGGCAGTTAGGTGCCCCCAGATTAGATATACGCCCAGATGGTAGACGGTAATGACGGTAGACATAAATTTTGTTGCTCCGCAGTTACCCACGCCGCCTGACGGGTATGACCCACAAGCGTTTGAACAATTTAATAATGTACTGCGGATCTACTTTAACCAGTTAGACAATGCACTGAGGGACGCTATGGCAGTTCAAGAACCATACAAATTACAAGTATCTAAAGGTCAGGTTGCCGGGGCTACTACGCTATATAAGTTTGGGTACAATCCAGACATAAATGGTACTGAGGAAACAGTATGGTCACAGGGGGGTG